GAGAGCGAGTCATACAGGTTGTCTTCCATTGCCTCTTCGGTAATGGAAAAGCCCATAGCAACCGTCTCATGGTTATACCGAGCCGTAAATGACTCTTGTGCGCTGTCGTAAGAAATAGCTTCGCCTTCGGGCTTAACCGGAGCGGAACCAAATCCAGACAACTTAACTTCTTCCTCAAAGCTACGATCAGAACTTTCTGTTTCGTAGATCATCGTGTGTTCGTCTTCGTACTTTTCGTACTCCAAACCGAACAGGGCGTTTAGACCCGGAAGAAGTTCTTTAAGGAGTTGTGTTCTTGCAATAGCCATAACTCAATCCCCCTATGCCGAACCAGTTGTGGATGAATGCTGGTGATAATTAAACTTGCACACCAGCAGCGGGAAAGTCGTACCCTTCTCATCCCCGTCGTTTCCGCCGAGATAGTCAATTACCCGAATTGGGTTCTGAGCATCGGTAGAAAGTTCAGAAATATCCAGAGCAACACGGCTAACATTCAAAGTAGTGTTAGGTGCAGTCTGAACTAGAAGAGTGTTTTTCCCATAAATGTCCCCTACGTTAGTAGGTGCAGCATCCGCTTGGATGGTGAACAGAACATTAGGATCATCAACCACATACGCCATAGCATCAGAGGCAACCAGACTGGCTGGCCACTTTTGACTAAACGTAAGTTGTCCAGAGTTGGGGTCTGTGTACTTACAGCCCATGAAAATACCGACCATATCAATGGCGGTTGAGTCGTCGCCCGTTGCGGACTGCTTCTCAATGGTGGTAGCGGCTCCGCCGTCTACTAGCTGAACAATGTCACCTACGCAGATAGCTGTGCCATAGCCTGAGGCTATTGGATACTGGCGCGATACTTCTAACGAACCACTATCCAACCGACCAATTGGGCGCAGACCGAAGGGTGCAGCAGTTGAGGACATCTCTGTCTCCTTTTCGCATCTTCAGTTAAAAAAAACCCATAGGACTTACTATGAGCGGCCATTTCCGAAACCAACCCGCGTCTGGTTCTCTGAACGGAGAACAGGCATCCGTGGGTCGCTTTCTCTTAGATAGCTCTGGTCAACTGCATCAATCTGCTGTTTGGTTTTGTTTGCATAGTAATCATCCCGCTGTCGCATATTTTCTTCAGCGGTGCGGCAAAGCAATAAACCACCAACCTCAATAGACCCTTCAAACCGCGAGTTGTGGTCAGTCAGGATTTGCATTTCAGGATGGTCGTCAACAGGAACAGGTTCCCAACCCTCTCTAAAGCGTTGAGAAACATTCGTGTTGTCGGCTTCCCCCAAAGTGGCCGTGCGTACCCATCGATACACATAACCGTCTACAGGAGTTGGCTCAGGCAAAAGTGACGGAGGTGCCCAGCTTTTTTTGCGCTCACTCATCTCGCGGGTTTCTCTTTCACCCAAGCTGGCGGCGGTTCTAGATTCGCGCTTGTCGCCGTCGAACAGTTCACTATCATCTTTATCTTTAGCCATTTGCTTGCTCCTTCAAAAGCTGCTTCGCGTACTGTTCGTTAGTAATCCCAAGTTTTCTAGCGAGGTCTACTTGGGTCTTCGTGAGTCTGGCTCGCGTTGGTTTTCTGTTACTGCTACGAGTAGCTGGCGCAACCACGGGGGCCACTGTTTCTTCCGACTCAACTTCAACTGAAACACTTTCAGAATCCGCTGACTCACGAACACCAGAAGAAACAGAACTTTCTGTATAACCATCTTGATAGTTATTGTTAATTTCGTCAATAGGGAAATGTTTTCGCATTTCCTCATCAATCTTTTTGTAATACTCCGAACCATTCGGATGGACCCCCTCTTGCTGAGTGAGTTCATAATGCAGTCCCATCGCATAAGCGGTCAGCTTTTGATCTTTCTGAAACCACGGATTTCTTCTTATCCAATCCGTGTCCCGCTCTGTTAGGGTAATATCAGGTTTCTGCGGTGAAGCGGCGACAGGAGCAGGGGCGGGGCTTTGAGCAAGAAACTCTCTCTGACTAATCGCCTCCTGAAGCTTGCGTCCGTCAAACATCAACTCGTTAAGCTGTGTCTGAGCAGAAACAATTTCTTCCGCATTTCCTTCATCATAAGCCTTGGTCAAATCTGACTGTGCCTGAGAAAGATCGGCGTCGTTCTTTGCTTTGGTAACATCGAACAAGGCCGAATTACCGCTCTTTAACAACGCCTTAAGCTGTTCATTCTCATGACGTATGGTCTGAGCGACATTGATAGCCTCGGTCTGCATACGTTGCGCTGCTTCAGCTTCGCGCCGCTTGTCATGAAACTCACGCTTAAGCTGACCAATCCTGTCCTGCGCTCGTTGGCCGACACCCTTGATTTCGTCGTCGTCATCATCAGACGCGCCTTTGCTCGCAAAGGGACGGTCCTCTTCCGGGGTGTCGTCAATAACCTCAATCTCGAAAAGCTCTTCCTGAGGCTCTTCTGCTACTTCGGGTTTTACTTCAGCCATTTCTAAGCCCTCTTAATGCCGCGTGGGTCTTCCACAACAGCCTCAACATTGTCGTCGTTAATGAGACGGAACTCCTTACCGTGGATACGGATGCGGGTTCCCTGAAAAGCTCGAAACAAAATAAAGTCACCTTCCTTACAGTAGGCTCCCGTAGGAAACTTCTTACTCTGATCTGCCGTCTGGTCGTAACAGTCTGGCCCCAACTTCAGCACAAAGCCCACCACTGTAGAATACTCTTCAAGCTCCCTGACTATGTCGGGCTTGATAATTCCACCTTCTGTGGTCTCTTCAACTTCGGGGAGGGCTATCAGTATTTTATAGCCACAAGGCTTGGGTAGCTGAGAGGCTGTTTCTTCTTCAGCCACCTCTTTGAGCGACGGGCGCTCCTTCTCTAACGTCTTCGTCATTATTTCTGTCTCCGCGAGCAATGCTCGATTCGCGCTGAATTATTACAGGCACAGCGGTATCCTGTTTAGTCTTCGTCTTGCAGCTTGCTAGAGAGTTCAACCATCTCCCTCTCTACCATAGCTATTCCTTCTATACGTCCAACCATGCGGCTGTACTCAGTCATATCCTTTGCACCACCAGACGCAAGATGGTCCGCCCCGTCGTTCATCTGTTCTCGTATGAACTTCTGTAGACGAGTCAATATGTGGTCACCCTGTATACTCACTAACGATACCTCCTTGTTTTCTTTGCAATTTTTTTAGGTTGTGCGACGTGCTGCTTACCCTTCTTTGCGCCCTTGCGTTTAGCTTTTGTGGTAGCCGCGTATTCCTTGGAGCTTAGTTTCTTGATAGCCCGTTCTGGGAGATACCTTTCCCCTGTTGCCTTCTTCCCCTGCGTGGACGGCTTGCCCGACTTGGTTCGCCACTTCTGCTTTGTCCAATCCTTCAGGGATTTCTGGGATTTTTTGAGGGGCATTACTTGCCGACCTTTTTCATCGCTTGCTTGTGCGCTGCGGTAAAGGTGCCTCCGTTTCGCATGACCTTTCTCATTTCAGCCATGTGTTTTTTAGTATGGTGAACGGCGTGTTTCTTCATGGTGTCTTCTTGACGCTTGGTCAGCTTGCCGGGAGCTTTCTTTTTAACGGCCATTATTTGTAACCCCCACCAGCCTTCTTATACTGAGAAGCCAGCATCTGCGCTTTTCTTGCAGACCACTGTCCCGGCTTTCCCCCCTTGCCGCCTGACTTAATCTTACTGAACAAGCGTTTACGCATGGTGGGCTTTGTATAGTTTCCCGCCTCGTTGACCCGTGACTTAGCCTTCTTTTTTGCTGGCATTACCTGCCGCCTCCACAATGTCTTCAGCAATCTTGGCCCCTAGCTTGGCACCTTCGATCTTCTCCTTGGACGAGGTCTCCTTGTCATCGACAGCAGCCTTCATGCTTTCCGTTGCAATCTTGGCCCCAATCTGAGCGCCTGTTGTTTTCTCCTGAGATGAAATACGCAGTCGCTCTGTCTCTGCCGTCGTTTTGGTTTTAAGAAGATCGGCTTCCGCACGCATCTGATCTCCCTTGGCTTTTCGCTCGATATCCGCCGCTTGCAATCGAAGCTCTTCCTGCTGCATTTGAACAACGGGGTCTTCCATTTTTTTGCGGTTCTCTTCGGCCTGAGCTTCTGCGATGTCTTTTTGCAGAAGCTTCTCTGCGGCAGCAGCCACAAGACCCGCAAGCCTTTGCTCCACGTCGCGTGGCAGCGCCTCGCCAATCGGGGGAAGCTCGACACCAAGCTGCTCTTCGATTTCTTTTCTGTACTGAAATGACAGATGTTCGCGAAGGTGAGCCTCAAGCGCGGCTTGTATCACAGTAGCATTGGGCGACTGCTGTACGAGAGCCAGTATCTTCGGGTCTTGTATAGCTGCCATATGGGTACGAATGTGTGCTTCGTGATCCTGATAGGCGAAAGCTTTTATCGGCTTCATGTTGATGGCGTTCATGTTTTCGCTGACAGGGTCTTCCGGCATGACCTCCGCGCCAACAGGAATAATCTTGTCTACGTTCTGGATACCCAAAGTTTCCAGCATCTGCTTGTGAAGCTGGGGCAAGTCATACATTTGTGGAGCTTGCTGGGCCAGTTGGAGCGCAGCCTGATACTGCATAATCCGCTGCGCCATCGTTGTGGCGTTAGGGTCCGAAACAGGGATTACATCAATGCGATCATCAAAATCTTTCTTGCGGCTGGCGTCCTCGTTGACTTCGTAGTCATAAGCAGCGGGAAGGAAGTCCTTGATAACACCCGCCAGTATCTTGAACTCGTTACGCAAGGAAGCATGTAGCCGCGCCTGACACGCAGACATAACCTTCATGGATCGTTCAAGGATCGCAAGCGTAGAACCAACGGGAGCCTGATTGCTCATCTCTCCGATATTCACATCGGGAACAGCCGCATACTTACGGGCTTCCTCAACGATTGTGCCCAGCAACTGATAAAGAGTTCCAGACGGCTCCTTGTATGGCATGAAGCTTATGTTGTCTCGGATCGAACCTCCGGGCACATCAACGTCACGAAACTCACCGGGAGCTATCGGTGACTCGTCACCCTTAATCCGCAAGCCTCGCGTCTTCAGACCTGCGGGAAGATTGCTCAGGGTTCCGGCATCAACTAGCTGGCGCAGAATAGACGTGGCAGACTTTGCCATGCCACCGATCATGTGGGTCAGTCCGATCCCGTAGAACCCAAGTCCCGGCATGAACTTGTAGTGCGAGAAGTGCATACGCCGCATCTTGCGCTCGTCGCCCTTGTTCCAGTTCTTGCGAATTGAAAGAATGTCGCGAGACTGGCTATCGATGGTCACAACGTACGGACACGCAATCCCTGTCGGCTCACCGTCTTTCTCGTCTTCGTATCCCTCAAGATCAAGGTCAACGTGCATTTCAAGAAGGGTATAGCGATCATCATATTCGACAGATGGGTCTTCACCCTGAATGCGATCATAGGCAGACTGTATCTGGCTGTAGTCAGGGCTTGGCTCAGGAAGATCGACATCCCTGTAGAACCCCGCCACCTGTAGCTTTCTGACTTCGTTGGTCGTCTTCTTCATCACATGGGTGAACCGCTCGCAGCTTCTCAAGTCAGTTGCGCCATACGCCACAACCAAGTCTTCTGCTGGCACAAACACGGCACATGCCCTGCCCATATCCACATTGTAATAGATTTTCTTGAACGCTGACCCCGCGAGTGGCAGGTGAAACAATAGCTGCTCATGCTCACTGCGGTAGTCAGTCATGACTTCCGTAATCTGGAAGTTCATTTCATTCTGTACACGAAGAGCCTGTTCTTCTTTTTCCGCATCTATGTTGCCAAGCACCTGCGTCTTGACGGGACCGGAAGAAGGAAAGGTTTCCATCATGGAGTGCGCCTGATAGCGAATAATGCTTTCTGTCAGCACGGGATGGAAGACACCACAGGCACCGGGAAACGGCTGTGTTCTTTCTTCGATTTTAAGACCGAGAAGGTCAAGACCCTTGATGTATGTTGTTTCCCAGTCCTTGCGGGACATTCGGTCTGACTCATACTGACCCATCAACTCCATCGCAAGATGCTGCAAATCACCGTCTTCCATAAACTCGGCGAGGTTTGCATTATGTGCGCTGGCATCGGGGTCTTCGTCTTCAGAGCGCGGGTCAAACTCAATGATCACGCCGCCGTCTTCAGTTTCAATTGAGACGGCCTCAGGATTGAGAACACCTATTGATACGTCATCCTCGTCCTGCTCAGTATCAACCTCGACTACTTCTTCCGTTTCTTCTGGAAACGGTCCACTCACCAAGGGTTTCTCTATAGCCATTAGCCGTCCTTCCGATCAGTAATACTCTACAGTGTCACGCCAATGCTCCTGCTCCACTTCATCACCGGCAGCGCGGACAAACCCGCCCTGCCTGAAACGCAGCAATGCCTGAGTGCTGGAGTCCACCAGATCATCATTAGACCCGGAAGGAAATGAAGCAAACTGCTCTATAACCTCTTCAGCCCATCGGGTCTGTGGTGCCCAAACAATTCCAGAATGGAAAAGGTCAGCAACCGCATTTACCCGTGCAATCTTATCGTTACCGCGACTCGGCGTAAAGTCCGTTACGGGGATGCCCATTTGCCTCAATTCAAATATCAAAGGCATTCCCGTGGCCTTCCCCTCGACGATAAATGCGTCCGGTGTCCACTCACAGTAATGCTCATAAGCTTTTGCTTTGAGTTCTGGAAACTCCATTCTGTCTTGGAATGCATTTAACAGGATCAGGTGGTGGTTATTGGCTTCTTCGTTGAACCACACACCCCATGTCGTACACGCCGAAAAGTCGCTTCGTTGCGTCTTCAGGAAAGCCGTGTCCCAAGACTGAATAATAAAATCACACGGGGGAGGGTCTTCGCGCTCCCACTCATTCCACCATTCTCTTTTAATGATAGCGCCTTGTTCACTCGTCGGGTCTTGCTGGTACTGGGCAGACCACTTGGTTACAGGCAATTCGTTCCTGAGAGTTTCGAGTTCTTCTAGCTTCCAGAACTCTGGCCACAGCGCATTACCTGACGGCATGATTGCGGGTAACTCAATAAGCTCCCACTCATCAGAACCCTTCCGCTCAATCGACGCCTTGATAATCTGACCTGTCAGATCACGCTGGTGCCACCGTGTCATAACGATAACGATGGCCCCTCCCGGCTGGAGACGCTGGCGTGGGCCTGAGGTGTACCACTCATACACACGATCAAACACGTCAGCGTTATACGCTCCTTGCTGGGCATCCTGTTCGGAGTGCGGATCATCGATAATCAGAAGGTCAGCACCTTTACCAGTCACAGCACCGCCGACACCGATAGAGAAGTAGTCACCGCCAAGGTTTGTATTCCATCGACCGGCTGCTTTTGAGTCGGCCCTCAATGAAACATTTGGAAATATATCCTTAAAGGACTCATCCTGAAAAAGGTTCCTGACCTTTCGGCCAAAGCCTGTAGCGAGTTCGGCGGTATGTGCGGTCTGGATAACTTTCTTTTCCGGGTACTGCCCCAGAAACCAAGCGGGAAGCAGGTAACTTGCAAACTCGGATTTGGTATGACGGGGTGGCATGTTGATAATCAGACGCTTGAGTTCTCCCCGTGCAACACGCTCGAACGCCTCGCCCATAATCTCATGGTGCCGTCCTTCGATAAATGCTGGCCACACAGACTTCACGAAGGGGATGTATTCGCTCTGACAGTTTTCCCGCGTCTCTGCTTTTTTGATTTTGTCTACAAGCGCAAGAAGCTCCACCCTGTCATCATGACTAATCTTGTCAATATCAACAGCGGCTAAATTCATGGTCTAGTTCTTTTCCTTGGCGGAAGCTGGCCACCGACCAAACAAACGCACCGACCAGTAAGCTGACCACATCTTGTAAGCAGGGACAGGCGGCTCCGCACTCTGCATACCCCACAGGAAGATATTATCTGAGAGCTTCCGCGCTCTCCTCCATTCGGACTTACGGGAGTTAAACGAATGGAAGTATTTTCTAAGGGAAGCGTACAGATGATCATGGATGACAGCCGCCCTCGCCACATCCCACGGAGATATCACAGCCCACACAATACGAGGCACCGAAGCCAGATCAGTCTGCATACCTTCAACGCACGTCACCTTTCCCATAACAAGGCTCTTGTGCGAGGAAACATTTACCCCGATCTGACGCAGGAGGTTGACCTCGTTTTTTGCAAGGAGCCTCGTACTGAATGACAGAGGCTTCTGCAACACCCACGTCTTTGGAGGCGTAAACTCTGCTGCTATCTTGGCGTTAAACTTACCCTTCAATCTCCCCTCCCCTGAGGGCGCGATTTGCTAACATTCCGTAGAACGCAGCCGCCCTCCCATCGGAAACATTTGCTATATCCAGTATCTCCTGTAACGCATCTTCCAGAACCTGAATACGTTCCAGTAATTCTTTCTCGAACCCGACCAGAAGCTCGTCTTCCTGATCAGTCATAATCATACCCTTGTCCATATATCAAAATTACAGGTTCTTGCACAGGGGGAATGCCATACCGACACGGCAAGCGCCCGATCCGGTTTACCCCCCTTACCCAGATAATCCTCGCGCCAGTCCATCATGGCAAAGGTACTGGGTCTATGACTGATAAATTGCTTTCGGCCCTTGGCGCAAGCCCACAATCTTTCCGGGCACACCAACGCCATCCGCTTCACCCCTATCAGAAACGCATGATCGATAAACTCACGGATATACTTGAAGGGCGGATTGGTAATCAGGTTCTCATGGAGAGCGCCATCGAAGTCAAAGAAGTCCTTGCCATGCTGGATGTCCGTGCGTATCGCGCTATAGCCGCGCTGCTCCAGCGAATTACTCAGATGCCCTCCACCATTGCACGGTTCCCAGAAAGTGCATGGCCCCCAGTCCAGCCGTCCGCCTAGCTGCTCAACTATCGAAGTGGGGGTGGGGTAGTAATCAAATTCTTTTCTCATATAGCCCTTGCCGGATGCTCAGAATTATGATATTTAGTAGCCTGTTATTAACTGTTAGCAGTTAGTAACTCTTAACTGCTATTAACTAAAAACAACTTAACTGTTAATTTAACTGTTATTAGCAACTGTTATTAACAGGCTCCCTCCTGTAGAATTTTATAGCACATACCTAGCCCACTGTAAACCTACCTCCCCTTATTTTAGTTATATGGGGGTGTGGCACACTCAAGGCCATTGCGGAAAAGAGCAATAGGGGGTGGGCTATCAAATCCAGCTAATCGTTTGAGTGAAACAGCGTGTATGGTGGCCCAGCCGACACGCCTAGCCGCCTCAGGGGGTGGCCCCTCGGCGTCTGGCCGTCAGAACAGTTGGTCCTTTAGGGGTGGGGTCTTTTGACCTAGACGACCCACTGCCCACTGCCAGCCCACTGCCCACCCTGCTACGAGTCATCAGTGACTCGACCGATCAAATCAGCAAGCTTGTCTTCCAACTCTCCACGCAGTTCATCTGCGCTGCGTGTGTCCTCCTGATTTTCGACCACGTCCACGAATAACCGTTCGTGTTTTCCCAGCAGTTCGAGTGCGCGGATACGAGCGGCATCAGCCTCAGCCGTCATCGCCTCCACCTCCAGCCTTTCGAGAACCATCGCCCTCCGAGAGAGGCCGCTACGCTGTGCAGCCCTCTCCTTCTCCCCCAATCCAGCATCTATCCTCCGGGAGACCTCAGGGTGCGCCGCTAACGTGCTGGCCTCAGTGTGGACCGCTGACGGCTTCATGCCCTCCGCAGAGTATGCGCGGCGGTATGCCTCGCTCTGACTGAGGCCCGACACCACCCCATCAGCGAACGCCTGTTGCTTGCTGGTGAGCGGTCGCCGCCCTTTACCTGTTTGCTTGCTGCTCTCGGTCCCTCCGACGACCTTCAATCCATCTTGTGCCATCCATCCATCCTCTCACTGATTGATCACCCCCAGATGGTATCGCACACTGGCTGTTCTGTCAGTGTGATTTGCTGGCCATCGATACGGGAGAATCACCCCCTCAAATTAATTTGTAATGATGTGTTGACGATGGGAGCCGATGGGCCTATATAATGCTTTCGGCCATCGCGAGGCAAAAACAACGCGGACCACAAG